TCAACTTCAAACGCGTTAGATAAAGGTGGAAACAACTTCAAAAAGTTATACTATAATTCAGACGTTACAAAAAGAAATCGTAACGGACAAACTTCTTCTGGACTCTATTCTTTGTTCGTCCCTATGGAATGGAACTACGAAGGATTCATGGATTCTTACGGATCACCTGTTTTCGTTAGAGAAAAAGATACAATCAAAGGAGTTGACGGTTTTGAAATTACAACAGGCGTTATTGAACACTGGGAAAACGAGGTCGACGGCTTAAAGTCTGATCAAGATAGTTTAAACGAATACTATAGACAGTTTCCAAGAACAGAGCAGCACGCATTCAGAGATGAGTCTAAACAGAGTTTATTTAATCTAACTAAAATATATCAACAAATAGATTACAATGATTCAGCAGGTAATGCTCTAAGTGTAACTCAAGGTAGTTTTAGATGGAACAATGGTATACAAGACTCTAATGTAACTTTTTATCCAGATAAAAACGGTAGGTTTAAAATTAGCTGGGTTCCTCCATTAGAATTACAAAATAGAGTTATTATTAGAAATAGTATTAAGTATCCAGCAAATGAACACATGGGAGCTTTTGGATGTGATAGTTACGACATTAGTGGTACTGTAGATGGTAAAGGGTCTAATGGTTCTTTACATGGTTTAACTAAGTTTTCTATGGAAAACTCACCTCCAAATCATTTTTTCTTAGAATATATAGCTAGACCACAAACAGCTGAGATATTTTTTGAAGATGTATTAATGGCTTGTGTATTTTATGGCATGCCATTATTATGTGAAAATAATAAACCTAGATTACTTTACTATTTCAAACGTAGAGGTTATAGAGGGTTTTCAATGAATAGGCCTGATAAATTAATAAATAAACTATCAGTAACAGAGAAAGAAATTGGAGGAATACCTAATTCTAGCGAAGATATAAAACAAGCTCACGCAGCAGCTATAGAGACTTATATAGAAAATTTTGTTGGAGCAAGGGATAATAGCTATGGAGATATGTATCATCAAAAAACATTAGAAGACTGGGCTGTTTTTAACATAAATAATAGAACCAAGCACGATGCTACTATAAGTTCTGGACTAGCAATAATGGCTTGTAATAAAAATTTATATAGACCAACAGCTAACAAAAATACCAATAAAATAAGCATTAGTATGAAGACTTACGACAATACAGGCACAATATCAAAAATTAACTAAATATATGCAAGCTACAACAACATATAGTACATTTCCGGATCAGGTAGTACCTGCTGCAGAAAAAGCTACTTACGAATATGGTTTAAAAGTTGCAAGAGCGGTAGAAGGCGAGTGGTTTAGAAACTCTCAAGGCAACGGCTATAGATATATGACTAATGCAAATAATTTTCACAATTTAAGACTTTATGCTAGAGCAGAACAGCCAGTTCAAAAATACAAAGATGAATTAGCAATAAATGGTGATTTATCTTATCTTAACTTAGACTGGAAACCAGTTCCTATTATACCTAAATTTGTAGACATCGTCGTTAATGGTATGGGTCAAAGATCTTATGATGTTAAAGCAATGGCTCAAGATCCAACTTCTTTAAAGAAAAGAACTGAATATGCTCAGCGTATTATTATGGATATAGAGAATAAAGCTTTCAACGATGTTGTAATGCAAGAATTTGGTATTAGTATGAAAGAATCGAGAGATAAAAATACTCCAGAAAATCTAGACGATATACCTCTACACATGCAAATGAACTACAAGCAAGCTATTGAAGTTGCGGAGGAGGAAGTTATAGATCAAGTTTTAAATAAAAATAAATATCATTTAATTAGAAAAAGATTAAATTATGATTTAACAGTTTTAGGAATATCTTGTGTTAAAACTAGTTGGAATCCTTCTGAAGGTATAGTTGTAGAATACGTAGATCCAGCTAATTTAGTATATTCTTACACTAATGATCCTAACTTTGAAGACGTATACTACGTTGGTGAAGTAAAAAATGTTCCTATAGTAGAGTTAAAAAAACAATTTCCAAGCTTAACTCCTGAGCAAGTAAAAAAACTTCAAAACTATAACGGTAACACTGCTTATTCTTCTAATTTTAATGGTAGATATGATCAAAACACTGTTCAAGTGCTTTACTTTGAATGGAAAAGTTATATTGATCAAGTATTTAAAATTAAAAAAACAACTAGTGGTTTAGAAAAAACTATAGAAAAACAAGATACTTTTTTACAAGTAGATTTAACAGACAATTTTGATAAAGCTTCAAGATCTATTGAAACTTTATATTCTGGAGCTAAAGTTCTTGGTTTAGAAATGATGCTAGACTGGAGAATGGCAGAGAACATGACAAGGCCTTATGCTGATACCTCAAGAGTAAACTTAAGCTATAATATAACTGCTCCTAGAATGTATCAAGGCAGAATAGAAAGTTTAGTGAGTAGGATAACCGGTTTTGCTGATATGATTCAATTAACTCATTTAAAATTACAACAGGTAATGTCAAGAATGGTTCCTGATGGAGTTTACTTAGACATGGACGGTTTAGCAGAAGTTGATCTAGGTAATGGAACTAACTACAACCCAGCAGAAGCTTTAAATATGTATTTTCAAACTGGTTCTGTAGTTGGTAGATCTTTGACTCAAGATGGTGAGGCTAACAGGGGCAAAGTTCCTATACAAGAATTACAATCATCTTCAGGTGGTGGTAAAATATCAGCTTTAATAAATGCTTATCAATATTATTTACAAATGATAAGAGATACTACAGGCCTTAATGAGGCTAGGGATGGTAGTCAGCCCGACTCTAATGCTTTAGTAGGTTTGCAAAAACTAGCAGCTGCTAATTCAAATGTAGCAACAAGACACATACTACAAGCGAGTCTATATTTAACATTAAAAACATGTGAGAATATATCATTAAGAGTTGCTGACTCTTTAATGTTTCCTCTAACTAGAATGTCATTAATAAATAGTATATCTAATTTTAATACTGAAACACTAGCTGAATTATCACAAGTTAATATACATGACTTTGGTATATTTATAGAACTTGAGCCAGATGAAGAAGAAAAAGCTAATTTAGAAAAAAATATACAAATAGCTCTACAAACGCAATCTATAAATTTAGAAGATGCTATAGATATAAGAGAGGTTAGTAATTTAAAACTTGCTAACACTATGATTAAAAAAAGAAGAGTAGAAAAACAACAAAAAGATCAGGAATTAAAATTACAACAAATACAAGCTCAGTCTCAATCTCAAATAGAAGCAAATGAAAAGGCAACGCTAGCTGAATTGCAAAAGCAAGAAAGCATGGTAAATAGTAAGGTGCAAGTAGAGCAAGCTAAATCTCAATTTGAAATACAAAGGTTACAGACAGAAGCTGCTATTAAAAAAGATCTTATGCAAGCTGAATTCCAATTTAACATTCAATTAGCTAAAGAGCAAGCTGGGGTTATAAAACAAAAAGAGCAAGATATTGAAGATAGAAAAGATAAAAGAGTTAAAATACAAGGTACACAACAAAGCGAAATGATAACCCAAAGAAAAGAAGATGGTTTACCAATAAACTTCGAATCAAAGGGCAACGATAATCTAGGTGGAATTGGCATGGAGCAATTTATGCCTAGATAATTTTTAATAACTATTATATTATATTATGTCAGAAGAGATAAAAGAAACACCCAGTGGCGAGTTAGCCCAAGGTGATTTTAAAATTAAAAAGAAAATGAAAAAATTAACTACAAATAAAGAGGTAGTTAAAGTCAATATGGCTCAAAAAGAAGAGCCAAAAGTAGAAGCTAAAATAGAAATACCAAAAGTTGAAGAAACTAAAGTAGAAGAAGTTAAAGCTGAACAACCTATAGTTGAAGAAACTAAAGTAGAAGAATCTCCGATCATTGAAGAAATAAAAGTAGATGATAAGAAAGAGGAAGTTGAAGAAACTAAAGAGGTTGTTGAAGAAATTAAGCAACAAGTAGTAGAAAATCCACAAATACAATTACCAGAAAACATTGAAAAGTTAGTAGACTTTATGAAAGATACTGGTGGTACTGTAGAAGATTACGTTAATTTAAACAGAGATTACAGCAAGTTAAGTGGAGAAAAATTACTTAAAGAATATTATAGTGTAAGCAAGCCACATTTGAATTCAGAAGAAATAAATTTTCTAATGGATGATAATTTTTCGTGGAACGAAGACGATGAAGAGAGAGCAATTAAAAAGAAAAAGCTAGCTTACAAAGAAGAAATTGCCAAAGCCAAAGGTTTTTTGCAGAGTTCAAGAGATAAATATTATGAAGAGATCAAGTTGAAATCTTCTATATCAAAAGAACCGTCAAAAGCTGATGACTTTTTCAATAGATACAACGAAGAACAAGAGGTTGTTAAAAAACGTCACGAAGTATTTACAAACAATACTAATAAATTTTTCTCTGATGAATTCAAAGGTTTTGAATATAACGTAGGAGAAAAGTCTTTTAGATATAATGTGAATGACACTAGTGGTGTGGTTAAAGATCAATCTGATTTAAATAATTTTGTTGGGAAGTTCCTAGATAAAAAAGGTGAAATCAAAGATTACAAAAAATATCATAAAGCCTTATATACCGCTTCTAATGCCGATAAAATAGCAAAACATTTTTATGAGCAGGGTAAAACTGATGCAATTAGAGATGTTAGTGCTAAATCTAAAAACATGACAAACGAAGTTAGAGCTACAAGCTCTGGCGAAATGTTTATTAATGGTATGAAGATTAAAGCAATTAGTGGTGTAGATAGTTCGAAGTTAAGAATAAAAAAACATAACTAAAACTAAAAAATAAAACATATATTATGGGATTATCCGGAGGAGCTTTTCCAGCTTCACTTATTCCAGCACAGAAAAAAATGGCGTTGCAAGATAATTATTTAAATTTTGCTGACGGAACTTCTGACTGGTCACAACAATATCTACCTGAGCTTTATGAGCAAGAGGTGGAAAGATACGGAAACAGGACTTTGTCTGGTTTCTTGAGAATGGTAGGCGCTGAAATGCCTATGACGTCTGATCAAGTAATTTGGTCTGAACAAAATAGATTACACGTTTCTTACAACCAAGTTCAATGGAAAAGTGGAACTACTTTTGAAATTCAACTAGACGAAGCTAACGCAGTAGCTGATGGTGGTAATAACACTGTTGCTATAAAAGCAAATCAAACTTTATTGATAGCTGATAATGCAACAGGTTTAATAACTCAAAAAGTTATTGTATCTACTGTAACACAGCCTATTGATGTTGGTGGTGTTGGTACTGGTACTGGTACTAAGGCTGAAATAGTTGTTGTACCTTATGATAAAGCTACTATTACAACAGGATTACAAAACACTGGTGTTGACGCGTTAAATTTATTCGTGTATGGTTCAGAATTTGAAAAAGGATCTGATGATGCTAGTATGACATCTATAGAGCCTGGATTTACTGAGTTTAACAACTCTCCAATTATAATTAGAGACAAGTATCGTGTAAACGGTTCTGACGCTGCTCAAATTGGTTGGATTGAAGTTTCTACTGAAGATGGTACTTCTGGATACTTATGGTATCTAAAAGCTGAGTCTGAAACTAGATTAAGATTCGAAGACTATATGGAAATGGCATTAGTTGAAGGTGAGAAAGTAGCTACTGGTTACGCTCCTGTAATGCCTAATGCTACAGCTGTTAATTTAAAAGGTACTCAAGGTTTATTTGATGCTATTGAAACAAGAGGTAATGTATATTCTGGTTTTGCTGGTGCTGCTGCTCCTGGTTCAGGTGCAATGGGTGACTTTGATGCTATCCTTAAGCAGTTAGACAAGCAAGGTGCTATAGAAGAAAACATGTTATTTTTGTCTAGAGCTACTGCTCTTGATTTTGATGATATGATTGCTGCTATGAACGGTGGATTTGCTTCTACTCAAGCTGCTTCTTATGGTCTATTTGATAATGAGGCTGAAATGGCTCTTAACTTTGGTTTCACTGGTTTTAGAAGAGGTTCTTATGACTTTTATAAAACTGACTGGAAATACTTAAACGATGCTTCTACTAGAGGTTTATCTAATGCCATTGATGGTGTTATGATACCAGCTGGAACATCTACAGTGTATGATCAAATGTTAGGATCTAACATTAGACGTCCTTTCTTACACGTAAGATACAGAGCTTCTGAAACTGAAGATCGAAGATATAAAAACTGGATTACAGGTTCTGTAGGTGGTGCTTATACTGACGGTTCAGATTCTATGTCTGTACATTTCTTAACTGAAAGATGTTTAGTTACACAAGCAGCAAATAACTTCGTGTTATTTAAAACTGTATAATTATTATATAAATGTGGAGGGTTAACGCTCTCCACTTTATTAACATTTAAAAAATAAGAAAAATGGGATTTGTAAAATTATTCAAGGCTGATAGAACTTTTGATCTATTACCTGCAGATGACATAATAAGCGTTGCGACAACTGCTACAACCATTGTGTTTAAATACTCAACTGGGACTATACTCACTGTAGCTATGTCAAGTGTTGAAAGTAAAGATGCTGAAAAAATAATGAAAGCTGCTTTAAAAATTGAGGGAGCTTCAGGAGAAGGTATTGCTCCAGAAAAGTTAAGCGTGCCTATAACGAGTGTTTCTAAAAGTAAAATAACTTAAAAAAATAAATTATGGGATATTTAAAATATAAAACAACTGGAGCTACCGCTTTAGTTCCAGGTTTCGGTGGTTTGATTTCCACTGAAAACGTTGATACAGTTAGAGAAGATAGTGGAGTCTTAGAGATTGCTTATAGTACTGGGATTTTACTTCAATTAGAAGACGCCAATGGTACTATGACTCAAGATGATGTTAATGCCGTTATCAAAGGTGTAAACATTCTTAATGGAGCTTCTGGCTCGTCATTAGACGTGGAATTATCTTCACCGATTGCGGACGTTCAAGCAAGTGTAGCTAGTTAAGATTAGATAAAATAAAAAAACAAATACAAGGTCCTACTTAGGTAGGATCTTTTTTAATTATTATATTATATTATATTATGGAAACAAAAGAAAAAAAAGCTCCTGCTCCCAAGCAAGAGGTTAAAAAAGACACTTGGGAATATAAAAATAGAAATTATTACTTAACAGGAAATAAAGAACCTTTAACTTATACCATACCTAGTAAGCATAGTAGAAGATATCCTTTAGTTTGGTTTGATCCAGAAAAAGGTTATGAAAGAGAGTTAAGATACGCTACTAACCAAAGAAGCATTTTTGTAGATGAACAAAAAGGACCCGTGACACTTAGTCATATTGTTTTTGAAAAAGGTGTATTGAATGTAGCAAAAGAAAAAAGAACTCTTCAAGAGTTTTTAAAACATCACCCACATAGCAATGTAATATTTAAAGAATTAGATAGACAAGTTGAAGCGGTCGATGAATTAGCAATGTTAGACCTTCAATTAGAAGCGCTTAATACGGCTAAAAATATGGATATAGATCAAGCTGAAGCTATATTAAGGGTAGAACTTGGTTCTGATGTATCTTCTTTGTCAAGCAAAGAATTAAAAAGAGATATATTATTGTTTGCTAAACATAATCCAGCTTTAGTTTTAGAATTAGCCAATGATGAAAATGTTGTGCTTAGAAACTTTGCTATTAACGCAAAAGAAGCAGGTATTATAACTTTAGCGTCAGATCAAAGAACTATTAAATGGGCGAGTAACGGCAAAAAACTAATGGTAACTCCTTTTGAAGAAAATCCTTACTCAGCAATGGCTGCGTGGTTTAAGACAGATGAAGGACTTGAAGTATATAAGTCTATAGATAAAAAACTTAAATAAACAAGTAAGAAATAAAATAAACAAGTGATCTTATAACTAAGCATAGTATAAAAGTGCGGAATTATTGTAATATGATAATCTTAAACGCAGCTCCAGGCGTTTATTCTATCGTTGGAGAAGCTTTATGATAGTTCTTCATTCAATACTATGCCCAAAAAGAAAGGTGCTACTAAAGTTTCCAGTTTGCTACTCAAGTTTCTAGTGCGCAAGTTTTTTTCTATGAGACTTTTAGAAATTAATTTATCATCAAGAAGATATTAGACGAAATTAGAATTTATTTTACTTTTTTTTACTATTGGACAGATTCTAAGTTGATGGATAAATGTTGAATATCAAAAAACAGCGTGTACTCTTTACAGAGGTAATGAACTGTTAACAAAGGTAGTACCTTTTTTTATTTTAAAAAAAAATTAAAATGGCAATAAATGTAAACACAGTATATACTACAGTATTAAGTATTCTTAATAAAGAACAACGTGGATATATAACTCCGTATGAATTTAATCAATTAGCTACTCAAGTTCAACTAGAAATATTTGAAAGATTTTTTGAAGATTACAATCAATACTTACGTATGCCAAGAACTAACGTTGAGTTTGCTTCTAGGATAGAACACATAAGGAACGAATTTGAAATTTTTCAAAAAAGCGGTCCTTCAGTAACTATACCAGCTGGTAGTTCTCAAACAGATAACGTGTATCTCCAACCAACAGATCTACATAGATTTGGTTCAGTAAATTATAATAAAGGTTTTAATAGTCCAGAGATAGAGATAGTGAGTGCGAGAGACTATACTGAACAAACATTATCGCCTTTAACAACTCCTACATCAGATTTTCCTATAGCTAAATACAAGGAAAATAAAATAACTGTATTTCCAACAGTTACAAACACATACTCTAGTAGCGATGTAACATTTAATTACATTAGAAAACCTAAGGACGTCGTCTGGGGTTACACAGTTGGCACTCTAGGTCAATACGTCTACAGTGGTGAGTTTAATATTTTATATAAATTTATTACTAGTGCTAATTTGTTACCTTTGGTAACTCAAATGCCTAGTTTTAGTGGTGGAAGTGTTAGTAATTTTTTAGCAAAATCCGATAATCCTCTAGTAACAACAGATGGTTTAGGTACCGATTTCTCTATTAGAGTTATAACAACACTACCTCCTATAGGTAACCCTGTGCTAACCACACTGACTGTTGTTGATACAGGTAATCGACTAGAGCCAGGAGATACAATAACTATAGATAAGTCTTTATTCGCTGCTAGCGGCGCTGCTCTTTCTGATGTAATTATAACAATCGATAACACTGTGTTAAACACAGCTTCAAGTGCTTATTCACAAGATTTTGAAATAAGTGACAGTCAACAAACAGAAGTTATTTTAGAAATATTAAAATATTCAGGTATAATAATAAGAGACCCAAGCGTTGTACAAGCTGCTTCTCAATTAATTGTATCAGAAGAAGCAAACACAAAAAGATAATAAAAAATGGGATTATTAACTCAATCAAACGAACAATACTACGGAAGTCAACAAGTTTTTACGGCAACGGCTGCTCAAACAGAATTTAAGTGGACAGGTGGCGCAGATAAAAGCAATAGTGCTTATGGAGTTAATTTAATACCTTTTGTTGATGGTGTTAGTATGACAAACTTTGAAGTATACATAAATAATGTAAAAATAAATCAAGGTGTTGGCGCAGGTGAATATCAATTATCATCTACAAATACTATAACTTTAGGTACTGGATCTACTTTAAATGATGTTGTAAAAATATTACTAAGAGATATAAAAGCTGGTAAATGGAACAACCACGACACTTATCAATATGTAAGCATTAGGAATATTATAAATAATTTTCGACTGGCTTATGTTGGAGATGGTAAACTAATAAGTAGAGTTAATAGAGCTGATATAATTTTCCATGCTAAAAGAGGGTTGCAAGAATTTAGTTATGACACCTTGAAGAGTACTAGATCTCAGGAATTAACTATACCTAGTAATTTATCTCTATTAATACCTCAAGATTATGTTAATTATGTTAGTCTATTTAGAATAGATGGAGCAGGTGTTCAGCATCCAATATATCCAAGTAATTTACTTCACCAAAGCCCTCAACAAGTTCCAGTGCAAGATGGCTCTGGAATACCAACACAAGATGACGCGGCTGACAATCTTGAGGGAACTTCTATTACCAATGACAGATGGCAAGGTGCTGAAGACTACACTATATCTGGAGCTTTTTCAGATCAAATGTTCAACGAAGGTGTTTATGACTGGGCTTGGGATAAACTTAGTTACGGGCAGAGATATGGTTTAAATCCAGAAACTTCCCAATCTAATGGTTGGTTTAATTTTAATGAAAGAGAAGGCAAGATAATGTTTAGTAGCAATTTAGCTAATCAGTTAATAATATTGAATTACATATCTGATGGATTATCAGTAGATGAAGACATGAAAATACCAAAAATGGCAGAGCAAGCTCTGTATATGTACATGCTTCATGCTATTTTATCTACTAGGATGGGTATTCCTGAGTACGTAATAAATAGATATAAAATTGAAAAAAGAGCAGCTCTTAGAAATGCTAAAATAAGACTATCAAATATTAAATTACAAGAAGTTGTTCAAGTTATGAGAGGTAAGTCTAAATGGATTAAAAGTTAAATTAAATGGCAGAAGCAAGAAATAGTTTTATAAAGTCTAAGATGAATAAAGACTTAGACTCTAGAATTGTACCGTCTGGAGAATATAGAGATGCAATGAATGTGTCTGTAAGTAAGTCTGAAGGATCAGATGTAGGTTCTTTAGAAAACATATTAGGGAATATTAAGCTAACTGACTTTGGACTAACAACACTATCACAACAAAGTTGCTCAATAATTGGGTTCTTTATGGACGTTAATAGTGATAGAATATTCGTGTTTATAACTAATTTCTCTGATACATCGGCAGATAGACTATCTAATTTTGCACCTGCTTTTGCCGCTATTGCTGGCGCCAATGGTTCAGAATGTCATATCGGGTGCTACGATGTTAATACTCAAACATCAACATTAATAGTTAGTGGTAGTTTTTTGAATTTTTCAAAAACACAACCAATATATGGTGTAAACTTAATAAATGATAGACTTTTTTTTACAGATAATAGAAATCAACCACGTAAGATAAATGTAACTAGAGCTATAGCAAATCCCAACTACTATACCAATGAAGATCAAATTTCTTTAGCTAAATATTATCCATATGATCCTATTAGCTTAATTGATTTTCAAGTTACTGGAATTACAGCTTTTACAACAGGATCAGGCCTTCAGCCTGCTGGTGGGACTGCGTTTAATGTGCCAACTACAGGTGGTAATGGTACTGGTTTAACTGTTAATGTTTTTATAACCGCTGGTGTTAATGAGGCTATCAGCATACAGCAATCTGTTCTTGGTAATGGATACGTTATTGGTTCAACAATGACCGCAACTAACGTAACTGGCTCTGGTAGTGGTCTACAATTAACAATACAATCAACATCTGGCTCTGCTACTATATCAAACCCCGGCTCTGGTTACACGACAGGAGACACCGTTGAATTACCATTAAGACAAGGTGGTTCAAACATAACTGCAGAGTACACTGTAACAGCCGCGAGTGGAGCTTCTGGAACTGCTGCTAGTGTTGATATTAATCAATTTGGAGAAGATTACAGCGATGGGGATGTGTTAACTCTTAATCCACTGTCTGGAACAGGAGGAACTATAACTCTTTCAGCAGCAGCTGAATCAACCATGAAAGACGTTGTATCAACGTCTTTACCTAATGGTAGTATAAATCCGTTTTATAAAAGTAATTGGCCAGGTGATAAAGATTATTTAAAAAAGAAATTTATAAGATTTGCTTATAGATTTCAATTTGACGATGGTGAATATTCTTTAATATCACCATTTACTCAAGCTTGTTTTGTTCCTGAACAAGATGGTTATTTTGTAGGCGATGACGAAAGTAGAACTTTTAAAAGTACAGAGGTAGAGTTTATGCAAAATAAAATAAACGATATAGAATTAATAATTCCAGTTCCTTCAACTAGTTCTAGTTGGTCAAGTGCTGTTTCTGATTTTAAAATAGACTCTATAGATATTATATACAAAGATTCTAGTTCGGTAACTTTAAAAGTTTTAGATACTATAAAAACAGCTCAAATTTCTAATATAACCACTGGTAAACTAAGATACAATTATCAATCAGCAAAACCTTACAAAACTTTACCACTTAGAGATTTACTACGTGTTTATGATCAAACTCCAGTAAGAGCATTAGCTCAAGAAGCTGCTGGTAATAGAATAATATTTGGTAATTTTTTAGACAAACATACACCACCTGAATCAATTTCTTATGCAACAGAAGTCGCTTTTAAAGAAGAAGAGTCTGGAGGAAATCCTAATTTACAGTATTCAGAAGTAAGAAAAGAATATCAGAACCACAGTTTAAAACAAGATAGGAATTATCAAGTTGGTATTGTTCTTTCTGATAGGTATGGCAGACAGTCTGATGTTATATTATCTAGCATTATCTTAGATTCTCAAAGTAGCCAAAACAAAGCTTCTACTATTTTCAATCCTTATAAGTCAGGTACGGATGATTTAAGCCAAGATTTTGATGATAACTTTAGTTACTACAATTCTGCTTTAGATACTGGCCTATATCCTTCTGGTTTAACAAATCATTTAGTTAATTCAACTGACACTTGGCCTGGTGATTCTTTGGTGGTTAATTTTTTTAACACAATAGATTCAACATTCAATAGTGTCTTAGGCACGCCTGGGTTATATGACAGGGATACAAACCCTCTTGGATGGTATTCATATAAGATAGTTGTAAAGCAAGATCAAACAGACTATTATAATACATACACAGCTGGTATTCTAAATGGCTACATAGATGGAGAGTCTGAAGGTCCTTTACCTGCAAGTGTTGATGAGCCTATATTTCACTTTGCTGTTCAGTCAGATAATTTAAGTAAAATACCAAAAGACGTTACTTCAGTAGGTCCTAATCAAAACATATTTAGAACAGGTAGACCTTCTTTTAATGAAGATCCTTCTTACTATCAGTTTACAAATACTGATGGAGTATTTTTCCAAGCAGACCCTTACACTGAAGAAGGAGAACAATTATTAAAAACTAGAGATAGAGAAAGAGATTTTGACTCAGGTAGTCAAGTAGAGAACGCTTCTGTCAAATTAGCTACAAGAGTTGTCAATTATTACGACACAATTCCCGCTGTTGCAGCTGGTCCTAGAACAAGACAGTATTATCCAGGAACAGTAAAAGAAGTAGTAACAGCTATAGGTACAGGAAATGATTTAGGACTTTTTGCAGTAGGTAATTTAGTAGAATATCCTTTTGATACAGCTCCAGGATTTTATAACTTTCAATCAAATCCATTTATAGCTAGAATGAATGTTTACAGTGCAACCACTAGTAATGTTATAAATAAGTATGGGCAACCTGGGCCAAGCCCTAATGCTGCTGAATTTGAAGTAGAGATACCAAATGGAACATTAGCTGGAGGCACTAATTACCCAGCAACTGGTGGTAACAGTATTCCGGTTGTTTTTAGAGGTGCTGCTGGTTCTGATATTTATTCAGATTTGTTTAAAAATAAAGGTATTAGATGTAACTTCACAGTAAACAATGGTGCGGTTACAAGTGTTACTTTATCTAACCCAGGCGAAGGATGGCAAGATATAGGTTTATCAGATGCTGTTCCAAGTAAAAGTTCTACAGCTACAATATCAGCTGCTGGAAACGCAGACTGCACTTTTAGTGTAAAAGTTACTAGAATACCTTATGAAAACACTGAAACTGGTTTACTACCAATATTTACTGTTTTTGAAACTACACCATTAGAATCAAAACTAGATATATATTGGGAATCATCTACAGCTGGATTAATATCAGAATTAAATACACAAATAACTGCTAGTGACAACACAACTCCAGCTGGGTTTTCTAGTTATGATTTTACAAATCAAGCTACTAATTCTATAGTTTGGTTTTATCCTGAGTATTTACCAATAAATAATCAATTAACTCCAACGCCTTTTTATGCTACTAATAGTAATGGATTAGCTATTCACCAGAATAACGGAGCTCCTTTTAATCCTATAATAACATTGGTAAGTGCAGTAGATGCTCTTGGTAATGATGTTACATCTACTTTTTCTGTAGTGCCTGGACCTACAGTTCAAATTAGCCAACCATACATTATTAGGAATCTAACTAATAGATTTTTTGGGGCTAGTTCAGCCTCTAGAGATGTTTTTACTTTTAATTTAAACGTCAACTCTGCTAGTACTACTTATGCACTTGATCAAACAACAACAAATACTGCTTTAACATTAAGCTTAGCACCTGGACTAACTTTTCCTAATGGTAATCTTATACCACAACCTACTTTTCCTTTGTTTAATGTAACGCCACCTGCTTTACAGCTGGATACTTTAGGCACTGATGTGACTGGCACAGCTTCTTGTGGACAAACAGACTGGGAATTTGATGGAAGTGGAACTTCAGAACCTATAGCAACTTGGGTTAATGTTAGAAATGGAGGTGATTCGACGAATAGTTCTAGCTTTTCTGAAATTACTATGTCTGTTACAGCTACTCAAGTTAGTGGAGGATCTGGAGGAGGTGGTTTAGACACTACTACAGGAGGTTTAACTAGTTCTATAACACAAAACACAACAGACGCTCCCTCAGGATTTACCGCCGATGCACCATTTCAATTGAATGGTGGATCTTTAAGTGGTTCATCTGGTGAAGTAGATATAACAGTAGGTGCAGCAGAAACAGTTGACGATGGAATTGTTATTGTAGCCACAGCTAGTGTTTCTGGTAGTGGATATTCTGTAGGTGATGTACTATCATTTCCTTCTAGTGAAATTGGTTCATCAACAAATTTGGTAATAGTACTTAATTCTGGTGATATTGTTGCTACTGGAGCAAGAAATATTCAACAATTCCTTAGTTTTACTTCTAGCGGTACTTTTGGACAAAGTCAAACAATGAATTTTAACAAAGCCGCATATTCAAGCTTATATGGTCCTGCAGCTAGCGCCGGCGATATTTTTAACTTGAGTATTGTTGCTACTGATGGAGGTGGATTATCTTCTCCAGTATGTACTGCGCGTTTAAAAATTATTGAACCATGATCATAATGACATTATTTATAGGAAATTTTAAAATAAACAAGTAATAATTATAATATGAGCTATAAAATTGGTGTAAAATATTTTAATTGCTTTTTGTTGAAAAAAGTAATTCCGGCTCCTGCTAGCCCTGATCCCGTACCTCTTCCACCACAGTGGCCTGGGTTACCGTGGTTTAGAGCTAATAATAGTCTAGGTTACCCAGCATATCCTTTTGCGAGTAGTTTATCACCTAATACACCTGGTAGTTTTAAAAATCTAAACAATAATATGTTTTTTATTGAAGAGTCTAGAATTAAGGGTGGATTTAACAATGCTAATATAACAAATGGAGTTAGAGCCTATGTTGTCAATGAAAGTTTAGATGCTACAGACAAAAAGCATAGTTTAATATATTCCGGACTATTAAATACTAGAACAAGCTTTATTGAAACTAATGTTTTTTCAATAGCTGATCCATTGGTAAGAGATTTAGATCCTTTAAATGGCTCTATACAAAAGCTTTTTGCAGAAGATTCTAACTTAATGGTTCTTCAAGAAAATAAAATAAGTAAAGTCTTAGTAAACAAAAATGCTATATATTCAGGTGAGCAAGGCTCATTAGAAACTGGTGGTGAAGTCAATGTACTTGGCCAAGATGTTCCTTACTTAGGTGAGTATGGTATAAGTAGAAACCCAGAGTCTTTTGCTTTTTATGGTTATAGGAAATACTTTGCAGATAAAGACAGGGCTGCAATTCTTAGACTGTCTAGAGATGGTATAACTGAAATATCAGGATATGGTATGAAAGATTATTTTAGAGACAACTTAGCTCTTATATCTGACACCTATCAAAGACAAGTTTACACTGGAGTTATTAATACTGCACTTATGACTGGTGTGCGTACTGAAGCTCGTATTCTAAGTGGTGGTGCTGGAACTCTTTCAGGAGGTATTTCTGGAGTTGATATTGGCGCTTTAATGGAACTAGTTAAAGCAGATGGGACAGTTGTGGCTACTAACTCTAGGGTTACTAGTTTTGAAACTGATTTTGCAATTGGTCAAGATTTTAACTTTTTTCCAGCTATTGACTTTGGAGCTGGTGGTGTATATAATAAAATTAATTTTGTCACGTTTAAAAGAGGTCAAATATTAGGTGGTTGGGATGCTCATCAATCTTCTTACACCGTGTCCTTACAAAATATACCAAGATCAATAGCAACCCCAGTCACGCCTTTAAATTCTTCTGGCGGTAATTTTGATACTTTAGGTTTTGATGAAGGAGTTAATGGATGGACAAGTTTCTATAGTTACAAACCAAATGCGTTTGGTAGTTTAAAAAATAATTTCTTTACATTTATTGATTCAGAAATATACCAACACTACGACGAAACAACACCTAATAATAGAACTAAATTCTATGGAGCTTCAAAACCAGCAGAGGCTTTTGTAGAATTTATATTCAATCCTAGCCCTACTGTGGTTAAAAACTTTAATACAATAGGTTATGAAGGAAGTAATGGATGGGAAGTAGACACTTATTTATCAGATATTGAAGGTTTTGACGATATAAACGGAACTGGTATTTATTCAGAATTTCAAGACTCAACTAAATCAATAAAAAGCTATGTAGAAGGTGCGTATGATTCTTCTAATCCACCATTGACAGGAGCTACAGCTTTAGATCCTACAGCCACACAACCAATATTTAGAGTTGGTTTTGACAGAAAAGAAAATCACTATGTAGCTAATTTAATAAATAACAGCTTTGTTAGACCAGGTGAGATTATTGGTGGTGTTAAAATGAGTGGTGTTAAAGGTTATATAATGACAGTTAAATTATCTATAGATGATAGCACAGACTCCGGAGGAACAAAGCAATTATTTTCAGTTTCTTCTAATTACGTATTATCGTCCATGCCTTGAAAACTTACGAAGATTTTTTAAATATTATAGGTTATACTGAAGATAGATTTATTAAAGAAGTTGTAAATTCTCATGAAGTAAAACATGAAAACAAGGAAATAGAGTTAAAAAAATCTTCTATACACGGCGTTGGTTGTTTTACTACTAAGAACTATGTTAAAAATTCTTTAATAGGTAAAGTTTTAAATAATAACTATAAAACAGAATTAGGTAGATATGTTAATCATTCATCAGATCCTAACGTTTATTTAAAAGATAATAAATTTTTTGCTTTAAAAAATATAAAAAAAAGTACAGAATTGTTGGTAAATTACTTTACTAATTTAAAAACAATAACAAAAAAAATGGAATTAAATTTAATAAACAAAAGAGAAAACTTTATAAGAAAGTTGTCAGAAAAAATACTAGAAAACATTGACCATGACTTAATTAAAGGAGATGGCAAAAATATGCTTAGAGAAAGTGAAGAAATGGAAATCATTGATGACTTTACTAATGGTGTATATATTAGACGTATGGATGTAAAAAAAGGTACAATTGTATCAGGCTGTATACATAATGAATCTCATTCATGGTTTTTAATTCATGGAACTGTTCTAGTTGCTGATAAAAATGGCTTAAAGTGCTTTAAAGCACCTTATTATACAAAGTCTAACGAAGGTGATCAAAGAATTATAGAAGTGTTAGAAGACGCTATATGGGTAAACACTCATTCAAACCCAGATAATGGTAGAGATATAAAAGCTATTGAAAAAAGATTATTCTCTATAAATAAAGAAGAATATAAAAAACATTTAAAATTAAAAAAACAATAATATGGGAGCAGTAGCAGCAATAATAATGGGTGGTGTAACTCTGCTTACAACAGGAGCACAGTTATTTGCAGGTAGCAAAGAATCACAAAGACTAGCACAACTTCAAGAAGACGCTATGAAAGAGCAAAGAAGAAGAAATGCTGAGATAGCCGAGTTAGAAATGAGTAGACAAGAGGTTGTAGATATGTCTGATGAAATTAGAGACATGAAAGATGATGTACTAAACCCATATCAAAATCTAGGAGTTGCAATGTCTGGTATAGAACTTCAAATGGAAGAAACTGATGAAGCTCTAGCTAATATATTAAACAATATGAATAGAGCTGGTGTTGGGGCTGGGGCTGCTACTCAATTAGCTAGATCTGCCGCTGCTAGTAAGTTAAAAGTTGCCGCTCAATTAGAGAATCAAGAACTAGCTAATCAAAAACAATACCTAGCTGGTGAAGCACAAAAATTAAATACAATAATGTCTCTAGAACAAGCTGCATTAAAAGAAGAAATAAATGTTTATGGTAGACAAGAAGGTAGAACTATAGCTCGATTAGATAGGTTAGCTGGATTAGCCACTAATGCTGGACAAATGGGAATGGATTATGGCGTTGCTTCTAGTAACGCTATGTTGGGTGCAGTTGCAGGAGCCTCTAGCACTCTTATAGCTGGAGCTGGCGCAGCTGCTGATATGTTACCAGCCCCAACACCTGGACCAAGCCCAAAAAAAATAGCTAGACAAGATAAAAGAGCAAAAAATAAAATTGAAAGAACAAAGAAAAAAGATGAAAGAAATTTCATAGAAGACAGGACTGCTCAATCAGCATCAGATGACATGTATAACGACGCTATAGAGATGTTTGAAAACAATAACATGGCGTAAAGTTTTAAAATTAAAAATATGGGAGCATACAGTAATCCGCAACAAATACAAACAAGAGTAGAGCTATCTACCAGAGCTTTAGATAATTTCCAAAAAACAATTTCTAGTAGTTTTGCTAATGTTGCTAATCAATTTGCGTTAAACAGAGAAAGAGCAAACAAACAGCTAACTATTGATAGAAAAAAAGAAAAAGAATTTTACAAAAATACTTATTCAGACATAGATACTGGTATTAACTCTATAGTTGAAGAAAATAAAATACTTTCAAAACTTAAAGATTTAGATGGTGATGATGTTTTTCAAAAAAACGCTTTAGAAGATAATCTTTTAATTATAAGAGAAAACATGGAAGCTGAGATTAGACAAGCTGGCGGGCAAGACGCTTCATTAAGAGATATAAATCAAATTAGAGCTAGATATTCTTCACAGGTGGTAACTTTAAAAAAAGATCTTGCAACGTTTGTTGAAGGATATAGACTTTATCAAGAAGCTAAAAAAGCCGATATTGATCCAACTGATCCTAATTATTTAATGACTACGTTTAGACCAGAGGTTATTAGTATATACGAAGCTTACGACAAAGGCGATGGTAGTGTGGGTATTTTCCCTGGTAAAGATGGAAGTTTTGTTGTTAGTGAATATAAAGATTTAGATACTGACACACCTAAAGCTGTAGCGCCAGTTAATTTAACAGAATATAGGAGAGAAATAGATCAAAGATTAAAAGATAAAAAAGGTTATTTTGATTTTAGTAAAACAGATAGTTTAGATCAAAGAAAAGAGTACTTAAATAAAGGTTTTAAAATATTTCAAGGTGGTGAAAATGATTTTGGAGAACTTAGGAAACGTAAAGTGTTAACTCAAAGTGGTCTACCAGCAATGGAGTATGATCCAAACGTGAATACTAGCGCAATGTCTGTAAAAAATGGTGGAAATGTTACTATTTTAAATACTCCTGCTTTTAGAAAAGCAATGGAAACTGATCAAGGTAAAGCATACTTAAACGGGTATTACAAAGCAGCTGGAGTAACTCCTCAACAGTTGTGGGTTGCTAGTGGTTTTAACGAGGCGGATTATAGCTTAGAAAAAGTTGATGATCTATTAATTGAAAATTTTATAAATTTATACAAACTTGAAGACCCAACAGTAGTAGTTGCACAACCAAACCCATCAGCAGTAACGGCTGTTACTCCTACGGTTAATTATGTAACGGCCACAACTAACGGAAATCCAAACACAGGATTTACTAATCCTCTATTAAACAACCCGTTTGCCGGCACTTCAACACCCAGCACTCCAACACCCTTAGCTCCAACACCTTAACATATTTATATGAATCCAGAAGAAATATTATATAACGCCTATATAGAATATACAGGAGAAAATATAACTTTAGAAGAGTTTAACGCAAAGATAGCTAGTGATCCCGAGTTTACTGTAGGTACTATAAATTCTCTTTATAATAATAGCACCCCTGAAGTAAACAAGGTTATTGACGAAATGTTAATTGGACAGTCTACTGCTGGAGGACAATCTGGCATAGCTAGCCAAGAAAAACAACCTGTAGAAGTTAAAGAAGAAGTTGTATCAACTAAAAGAGATAAAGTTAATAGACTAATACCAGTTAGTCTTTTTGAGGTAGACGAAGATGTTTTATCAACTGAAGAACAAGCTTCAGGGCTTTCAACTTACTTAAGTGAAGTGCTAGGAGTTACTGCTGGTGCTGGTAGAACAGGTACTTTTGGACAAACAGACGAAGATAAAATATTTATAAATGGATTGTCATCTGAAGAGGTAGTTTTAGATCTTTCTCAAGACCCTAGTATAGTTCAAGCTCAATTAGCAGATATATTATTAAATTTAGATGAAAACGGTAATTATACTTTAGAAGAGCTAGCAAAAAGCGTAGAATCAAATGAAAAAGACTTTGCTAATTTAAGCTCTTACGATATACAAAATAGTAACAGCATGTACTCAGGTATACCTGATGATATTATAAAGTATGCTGATGACATGGCTTATGCTCCAGATTTATTTAGCGGCTCAACTTACTCTTTAGAACAAATAGAAAGAGATAATGGAAATGCGTTTGAACCTTATGTTCCGTCTTCAGAATCAAGTGCAACTAAATTTACTGGTCAAGCTTTTAGAACGAAGGAAGTAAGTAAAGAGCTTGGCTACGAAAGTGAGTTTAATGAAGCTAGAAACCAGTTGTCTAGATCTGGCATAAATTTTATTGATGAAAATGGAGAAGAATTACCTATAGTAGAAGAAGAAGTTAGAAAAATAATTAAAAGAAATTATTTAAAAAACGCAGCAGCTAAGCAATATGAAAAATATATTGAACAAGGGGATGATAAAGGAAATAAAGATTTAACAGAAACAGAAAGAAATGAAATTAAATTTAAATCTAAAGTATCTTTAGATAAAACTGATAGTGATATAGAGAAAAAATCAAAGTTACTAGAAGTCTATGTTAATGAATTAGATAATTTTGGAATAGATAAAGATGGTAGTTTAAAAAAAGATATTAACGGCAAAGAGTCAGGAGGTTTTTATTATAACAATTTATTTAATGAATTTAAAAAAGATAAAAGTATTCAATATGAAATAAAACCTGGAGAAAAGTATTATCAAACAGAAGATGGTAGAAAAATACCAGTTTGGTTATATGATGGTTTTGTTGGAGAAATAAATAGATTTGAATTCTTAAGTGAATCTATAAAGAAAGAAACATTAGAGCTTAACGAGGATATATCTAAAAGTAAAGACAAAGCTCAGCAGTTAGATATAGTTAGAAAAAACTATAATGATATGTCTAAGTTTGGAGTAGGCTTAGGTTTAGCTACAATAGATTTAATTAGCAATACAGCATATGGTATTTATCAGCTCGGTAAATATGCAAGCATAAGCGGCATAGCTGGAAGCTTAATGAGAGAAAATTTAGGCATTGAAGATCCTGTAGAGCAAGCTATGATGGCTTTGAAAAACTGGACAGAAGATGTTAGAGATGATTATAAAGATGATATTAGCTTTAATAATATAGACTCATGGCAAGATGTTGGTCAATATACTTATCAAAGTATAGCTAGTCAAGCTCCTTTAATTGTTTCAATGATGGCTACTGGTGGTTTAACTGGTGTAGCTGCTAAAAGTGCTGGTATTACAGGGAAAGCTCTTCAAACTATATCTAATGTATCAAGTTCTGCTTTTGTTGGTATGTCTAGTTTTGGAGGTAAGTTTTCAGAAATGGAATACGAAGAATTTAAGAGTGGAAAAAAATTATATAGTGAAGCTGAGATTGTGTTAAAATCACTAGGTTATGGCTTAGTTGAAGGTACTTTAGCTTATTTTAGTACGGCTCCAATGTTAAACAAAGGCGTAGGTAAAATAGCGGGTAACAGTGATGATTTATTAGAAAGAGAATTAGCTGAGGGATTTTCTCAAGAAATATCTAAACACTTAAGAAAAGATATTATACCAGAAACGCTAGGTGAAATGTTTTTTGAAGGATTAACAACTGGTGGTCAAAACTTGATAGATGGAAAACCTTTCTTTGAAAACATGAAGGAAACTATAGTTTCTTCTGGGTTTTGGGGTGCTGGAATGAGTGGAGCGCCAAGCTTATATGTAGCAGGAACTAAGAATTTCACAAACAATGCTGATTTAAATACTATAAATACTAACACAAGAAAAGCTAATGAACTAAGAAGAGCTAACTCTGAATTAGTAAACAGTATTAAAAATGATAACACTGTAAATGTTGAAGAAGTTAAAGCTGAAATAAATTCAAATATAAGTTTAATAGAAACTTATGAAGCTAACGCTGTAGATGCTTATTTAACTGTTGAGAATAATGTTAGAGAACAAGGTATGACACCTGATGCTGCAACAGATTTTATAGAAGGTCAAACTAATTTATATAATATAAGAAATGAGGCTTATCAAGTAGCTAATAGTAATAAAACAGACATACAAAAACAGCAAGAACTAGAAACTATAGGTTCTGTTTATAATATGGCTTCAAAAGGTATGGAAATGTTTAATAATACAGAAACATTTGGAAGTCCATATGGAGCTTTAATGATGAGTGCAGCTGGTAAAGATGTAAATGATTCTAATAGAAAAAAATATACAGAAATAACTGATCAAGCAACTCAAAATCTTTTAACAAACAATATAAACTCAAAAAATCCTAAACAAAATTATAATCCTAGTGGTTCTGAAATAGCAATAGAAGCTGATAATATAATTTTCGAGCAACAAATGGATAAGCAGTTAGCTAAAGATAGAAAACAGTCAGAAAAATTAGGTCATACATTTATTGATTTTGAATCTAAAGAAGAAGCTGCTCAACAAGTTGGAGATGCTTTTGATGTTGCTATAGAACTAGAAAATAACGCTGATGCAAAAGCTAATCTGCAAAATAATAGAAGAGATGTTTTAAATTCTATATATAAAGGGAAAATGAATGGTGGATCTATATCTGGAGGAGGATTTAATTTAGATTTTGTTGTTAGAGAGAATATGACAAAAAACAAAAGATTTACTAGTGGACTTCACGAAAACACTCATACTATTAGTAGAAAATTATTAAAAAATAATCCTGAAGCATTTAAAAATTTAGGAGATCAAATTATAAAATATTTAGTTTACACCGGTCAAGAGAGCGCTTTAAAAGCTATGGGTGCTAGTAACGCTAACTTAGAGTTAGACGGAGATTTTGATTATGACGAAGTTATATCTTCTTTCATAGAGTTAATTCCTGAAGGTAAAGTCGATTTAGATAAGATGGACAATTTTAAAGCTATAATGGGTAAGCTAATGAATGATGGTCTTATGAATGCGTCTGATGGTGATTATAATATAGAGTTTAAAGGGCAAAAAGATATATTAGAGTTTTTCTTAGGTTTTGGTAAGAAGATAGCGGAAGGAGATTTAAGTATCACCGACTTAGCTCAAGCTCAAGATAAATTTAGTGTAGTAAATAAAAAAGGTAAAGTTATATCTATTAGCGAAACTACAACTCAAAATAGAATAGCAGCATCTAAGGTTAAAGCTTCAGAAACAAGTAATTTATCAAATACAGATAGGAAATTATTTACTGAAGTTGACAACGTGTATAATAGTGATAAATCAATAAAAGACAAAGGTCTTGAGATTGGTAATTTATATAGAAACTTTATAACTTCAAGACTTAACAAAGGGTTTAGGGTTGGTAAAACAATTATAAGACCAAGAGATTTTGATGGATTTAGCACTGAGATATTGGAAGATGTTGTTTCTGATATGGCTACTGGTGGATCTGGTATACCTGGATTAGTTAAAGCTTATGAAAATAGAGACATGTCTAAGTTTAAAGATATAGAATTGGCTCAATGGATAAATGCTAAGCTTAACCAAAGAATATTAGGTTATTTACCAAATGATCTTATAACTAACGATATGTCTATAGACAGTGAAACAGCCAAGCAAATAGAAGACGCTAAAGCCGGCAAGTTTGACGTGGAAATGGATGTCACTAGTTTTAGAAGAGGTGTTGTTAAAGATGCTGATGTAGCTACAGAAGGTAGAGATTTAAAATCATTTAAAGAGTTGTCTATAGTTACTCCTGAAATATTTGATGAAGTTAGAAGTATTGTTTCTAAAAGATTGAAAAAATTAGCTATAACAAAAGGTGTTACAGCTACAACAGTAACTCAAGAAATTAATAATGCTATAGAAACTGAAATAACTAAAGTTATTAAAGCTGAGATGGGTCCTATAACTAGAAGCGTATTAGGTTTTGCTCCAAAACAATATGTTGATTTTATAAATGCCAACAGGGATACTATAATAGGAGCTATGCCTATTGACTTAATAAAGCAAAAAGCTAAAAGTAAAGCTTGGAGTAATATATTCAAATTAAAAGAAGTAGGTAGAGAAGATATTAAGAAAGTCAGTGATGAAGGTAAAGTAACTAATTATAGAAAACAAATATTTGAAGTTCAAAAACCAGATCCACAAGAATTTGCTAAGTACTTTACTAGAGGAGGTTATACTACATTAATAGAAAGACAAAGATCTTTAATTAAGCCTATAGCTAAAGAACTTGCTAAAACAGAATTGTTTAAATTAAGTACTGATCCAGATTTTATAGCTGACTTATCTGATAGAACAGGTATGACTAGTAATGAAGTTACATCGTTTTACATAGATAATGTAATGAGTAATATGCAAGATGTGCTTGATCAAACAGCTGGAGAGCAAAGATCTCAAGATATTGTTAAATTTAGTGAAGCTTTAGATACAGATCAAAGATCAGAATTTAGTTCTAAAGCAGATGATTTTATTAAAGACTTTAAAGATTTAGATGTCAACCCTACACCAGCAAATATATTTAATGCTTTAAAGAAAACAATTTATAACAGTCCTAACAATGTTAATTTTACTGGTGAAGAAGGATTAAAAACACTAAAAAAGTTTGCTAATGAAATTAGCCAACCTTTAAAAAGATATTTGTATAAAGAAAGTTTATTGCTAGATGTTAATACAGCAGAGTTTTTATTTCAAGGTATTGGTTTAAATAGTTCTTCTACTACTTTAAGTAAAATATTTAATTTGACTAAAGCTTTTACACAGTTGTTTTCTAAAGGATCTAAAGGTCAAAAGAAACAAAGAGAATTATCTACTGGATTTACTAATAATATATATGATAAAAATTTAAAAAATGGTTTTGATGAAAAATCAGCAGCAATAGACGCTATTACTATTAGTCTTAAGTGGATGACAGGTCATCAGTCTTCTGCAGGTGCTTCTAGTAGATATAAAAGGTATCAAACATATGATAACAAAAAAGACTTTGCAGATAATAATTTATCTACAATACCTGGTGTAAAAGAAATAAAAGGTTATTTTACTAAAGGTAAAAATCCAAGCTGGATAGCTACTGATATAGTATTCAGTGATGGCGCTATAGTTCCTTTGAAACAACCAGACCAAGGTTTTGTAGATGGTGATGGTAATTTTGTATCTACTGAAAAAACTTTAAATACTACTACTCCAGCTCAAAAAAGAGACATATCAAAAGAA